TTACGCTTGTTTTACATCGTTCTGTTCTTGTTCCGCCCCGACGACCTGACGTTTCCGGTTCACCGTGAGGGTGTAGTGCTCGGCTTCCTTGAGCGTCTTGTGCCCGCCCCACGACATGATCGCCTGGGTCGGGCCACCCGATTCCGCAATGGCCGTCAGGCGCGCGACGCGCAGGCCGTGAGCTGTCTTTCCGATAATGCCAGCGGCCCGGGCTGAGGCGCTGATCAGATTGGACAGACCCTTTGCCGATCGCGAGCGCCCGCCGTGGGCTTCGAGCATGGTGAACCCGCCCGGTGCTACGGCGCGCACGGCCTCGATCGCGGTGGCGCGGTCCCCGGCCCAGCTGGCCGCCCAAGTTGGCAGCGGGGCGGTCCATGGCACATACGCCAGACCCTTGGTCTTTTCCTGCCGGAAGGTCAGCACGCCGTCAGGGCCGATCTGCGACCAGGCCAGTTTCACCGCATCACTGTCCCGGCAGCCTGTCCACCATAGCAGTTCAAAGCACCCGCGCGCCGAGGTGCCGATAGGCCAGCGCGCGCGGAAGGCGGCGACCTCTTCGTGCGTCCAGGCGGCGCGGTTCATGGTGCCCTCGGCTTGCTTCTTGATGCCAAGGCTTGGGTCTGCGTCGAGCCACGCCCGTTCAATGCAATTCGCAAAAACCAGCCGCCACGCCCGCAGGCGCTTGTTGGCTTTGATCGGCTCCAACTTCGCCAGATCAGCCCGGATGTGCTTGGGGCGCAGCGTGGTGATCTTGACCGTGCCATAGTCCGAACGGATGATATCAAACTCGCGGCGCATCATCGCGCGGTAACCCTCGGACAGGGCGGAAAAACTGCGTGCGCGGCTGACATCCTCGACGGCATGCGCCAGAGATCCGCACTCGCTCTTGGATCTGACCGGCGTTTGCGAGTCCTCGGCCACCCATGCGGCGATGAAATCAGGGTGCGTTTCGGGAAGGTCGGGCAGCAGGGCACGGGTCACGCGGTGATACCGATAGACGCGGCCGCCGCGCTTGACCCTATGGACCCGGGGCAGTTTCACGGCGTGATCCCGAATGCTTGGTCGCATGCAGCCTCGTCTCGTTTGCTCTGATCGTCGCCCTCATAGGGCAGATCCGACGCAAACCGGTCAAGGTCCATACGGTCAAACACGCGCTTGCCGCCCAGCATCCGACGCGGGATCTGCAACTCGCGCAGCTTCGATGGCGAGATCCCGAGATACGCCGCAGCCTCGGCAACCGGCAGCAGGCGCGGGGCAAAGGTGATGCTGGCGCGGGCGGTCATGGTTTTGCCTGATCGGATATGAAGCTCGGCCTCGGTCCGCGCCCTGCGCGCCACCTGGTTATGCGCGCCATATCCATCGCGCTCACCTCGACAGCACCCAGAGCTATAGCTTCGGTGCGCTTGCTCTTGGCGATGTCGAAATGCTCAAACCGGGTTCCCGCCTTCTGTATCCACTTTCGAGCGACGCCGATCTTGTCCGCCATCGCCAGCAGCTCCTCGGTTGAATCCGCCATCATGTGGCACATCATCATGCGCCCGTATGGGTGGCGGGCTGGGTCGACGTAGACGCTCACACCCCGCCCTCCCCATCACTGGACCCGGCGAGGGCGCGCAGGGCGGCCTGGATGGCCTCTCGCATGGCGGCGACGGTGATGATTGCACGCGCGCTCATTGCCTGGTCCTTCCGCATTTGATGCATTCGCTGTGGTCGCCGATCTGCTCCCACTGGTGGCGGCAGAGCAGGCGCTTGAGAGTGAGGTGGAGGGCGGTCATTGCTTGAACCTCAAGAATGCATCGCGGATCTCTTTCCGCATATCCATGCGGCCACGCACGTAGCTGATGGCATTGCAAACGCCGAACGCGATAGCGTCGATAAAGACCTCAGCAGCAGCAGGTGTGATGTTCTTCGCGATGGAACTTGCCATTAAGATTCCAGCAATCATCAGGAACCACTTCACACCCCGCCCTCCCCATCACTGGACCCGGCGAGGGCGCGAAGGGCGGCGCGGGCATCCTCAGCCGCCTCTAGCAGATGTAGGACAAGAGACCCAACGTCGCTGTGCCCCTCCCTCACCGCCGCGTTGTGGTTGATCGCCACGTCCGGACTGCGGCCGAGGGCGTTCTCAATGCCGCTGGATGCGCCACCGCCCCCGGCAAAGCTGTCGATGATCATGGGCGGCAGGTCATGGCCGGTGCTGTGGCGGGCTGGGTGCATGGTGCCCTCACATCACAAACGGAAGGGCGATCGCGAACGCTAGGCTTGCGAGGGCGACCAGGTAGATCACGATGACCAGCGGGGTGGTGCGCAGCGGCGTGTCGTCTGGCTGGATGCGCTTGACCGTTCTGGCGGCAGCAAGGCGAGCGCGCGCGCGTTCATGGGCCGTGGCCCAGCAGCTGGGGTGTTTGCTTGTCACGGCTGAACTCCTTGCGTCAAAAACTTTTGCGCCGCCGCCTGATCGGCGGGGGTGCCGTGCAGGCGCAGCCAGTGGGCGGCGCGCTGGCGGGTGGCCAGGGAAAGGCTGGTGTCTTTCATCGCCCAGCGGCGCGCGACGATGGGCGCGGCGCAGATCAGTGCGACGGCACCGTGGCGCAGGGGCGGGTTGGTGGAAGCGGTGGTCATGGCTAAACCTCAGCGTTGGGTTGCGATGCGACCGCGCCATGCGTCGAAGTCGGTGCACAGGGCGGCAAAGCGGTCGGCGGCGTCGGGGTCGGTGTCCAGCGCGCGGCGGCTGGTGATGCCGCACTGACCGCGCAGGTATTCTGCGGCGGCGGTCGCGGTGACCGGCCCGCCCGGCTGGGTGATCCGCAGGGCCACGAACAGGCGGAACCGTTCGTCGTTGCACAGGATCCCGGCCCGCCGGGCGAGCGCGGTCATGCGCTTGCCCCTTCGATCACCAGATCGCGGGTCAGGATGCGGATCGCCGCCCCGACGCTTTGCATCGCCTCGATGTCGTCGTCGGTCAGGTCGACGGCAAAGGCATCCTCGAACGCCATAATCAGTTCGACCTTGTCGAGACTGTCGATTGGAAGCTCGGCGAAGGTGGTTTCGGGCGTCAGGTCGACGTCGCCCAGACAAAGGGTCTCGCGCAGCAGGCGCAGGATTGCGGCGATGCGGTCGAGCACGGGCGTCGCGGCGTTGTGGATCTGGCTGCCCTGCGCCAGCGTGATCACGGCGTCAAAGGTCATCCGCAGAATTCCTTGACGTAAGGGGCAGCCTGCTCCCGCAACTCGTCCCTCATGACGGACGCTACGGCTACGATTCCGTCGATCACGCCCCGCCCAAGTTCGGCATTGTGCGGCAAGGCGTTGACGCTAACGGGCCCCTGATCTTCAAAGCTTTGCCGCAGAGCGGCACCGAGGGTAGCGAGGGCGACGCCACTATTGCGCGCCCTGTTCAGATCCTCAATCAGCTGGGACAGCTGCACGATTCTGTCGAGCACGATGCCGAGCCGCTGCACCGTGTCGGTGCTGACCCTGGTGGCGCGGTGGGGGATTTCCATAGCGGGGGTTCCTTGGGCTTGGGGATCGGCGCGTGGGACGTCGTCGACCGGCAGGCCGAGGCGGTCGATGGCCGCGCGGACGTGGTTGGGGTGGTGGATGGGGCTGGTCATCACTGGGCCCGCCCGATGCACTTCCAGCCGCGCGTCGCGTGAAGCTGGAAGCGCCTGCCGTTGATGGTTTTGAACTTCGCAAGACGCCGCCAACCCCAAGCGCGCTTGGGGCCTTGGCTGAAGCGCGACAGCGCGATGTCTTTGTGACCGGTGCCGTCGCCCCGAAGTATGAAACGCTCCAGCGCACCGGAGCCCAGCCATTCCGCGACGACGCGGGAAAGCTGCCTGTCCAAGATGGCGCGGATTTCGTCGTACGCGTCTTGGGCAGTCTTTGGGCTGGTCATCACGCGGCACCCCCGGCCTGGCGGGGGGTGGGGGCTTTGCGCCGGGCGGCGGTCAAGAGGGTGCCCCAGATATCGAGGCGGTCCTCGGCGTCGAGGATGGGGGTGTTGGGGCGGACGATCAGCGCGCGGCGGAACTGGCGCAGCAGTTCGGCGGTCGGCGCGTCGTGCAGGACCGTGGCGGTCTGGGGTTCGGGGGTGGCGGGCATGCTGTTTCTCCAGTTGGGCCGTGATGGGCGACTGAGTGAACATGCGATGGACAAATGTCCACGTCAACAGGAAAATGGACATTTGTCCTTTGCTGGCGGCGAATCGGTGCTATACCTCCCACACCGCGCCATGGTGGCGTGCATGAAAAAACCCCGCACGAGGCGGGGCGAAGGTGGTGATGAAGAAACTGATATTGGGCAGCCCTGCACCACGAAGGGTGGCGCACCAGCTAACCGTGACCGTCAATCTTCAGGATATGGCGGTGGCGACGGCAGTTCGTGAACAAGTCGAAGCCGCGTTGGCTCAGCCGGTGCCTCGGATTGCTGTGGCGCGCACATTGAACTGATAAGATGGTTGATCATGCCCTGCCGCTCAGGATTGTCAGCGGCCACTTCGCTGAGCTGCTCCAAGCTGCTGCGAAGTCCGTCGTACGAGACAAAGCCAAGGTCGATCAGGGCGCCAATTTTCATCTTGTTCAGAGCGTTATTCAGCGTGGCGAGAGCAGCAACGGTTTTTATCTCGCCGCGCAGATCGACAATTTCGCTCTGGATATGGTTGATCGCCTATTGAGGCGAAACCGTCTTTTCTCATTTTAGTCCTGACTTCACTTTTCCAGCATCGCTCGGCGATCTCGTTTGGTTACGACCCAGAACCGGGCCGCAACGCCTCGGCCTCGATCCAGACCTTCGCTGCAGCGATGCTACCGAAGGCGCGGCCATCGACGCTGTAGCCTAGGGGTTCACGCATGATCGGCTTTCCCTTGTGAACGACCACCGCAGCACCCGGCTCTTCCGCTTCTGCCTCGCGCTGGCGAACGGGCGGCGCGTAGTGCCTCGGTTTTTGTTCGCGGGCCTTGCCCAGCGTCAGGCGCTTTCGGATCGCGGCCATGTCATCTGCCATGCGCGCCGTGCTTTCGGCGGTGTCGAGCTGGGCAGACGCAATCTGCGCCACGGCCAGAAGCGCTAGGCCGCCAAGCGCAACGGGAAGTGCCACTGTGAGGACGCCGCCAAGGCCGAGGCGTTCGAACATACCCAAAGCCATGAAGCCAGCCAAGGCGATGGTGCACCACCCCAGAATCGTGATCATCAGGTTTATCGCGCGCGCTGCTCCGTATTTTTCCATTTTTCCCTCTTATATTCAGCGCCGTCCGGTTGATCAGTCCAATCACTCACAGTTGCGCGCCTGACGTGCCGTCTCGATCTCGTTGAGGTGCCCTCGTGTGACGGCGATTTCGGTTTCGCGGTCATTTCCGCTCATACTGGATAGGGGCAGACCCAAGAGAACGACACCCCAGGTGTCGGCGTTCGCGGCGCGGTTCTGATCGGCACTGAGAGTTTCGAGTTGCTGTGTGTAGTGCAGATTTCGCTCTGCCAGTTGCGAGCACGTCTGCCCGCGATAGACATCGCTGCCAATATCAGCGGCGGCGATGTTTTCGGGCCGCTCGGCGCATGACACCAAGATGCAAAGGGCCGATGCCCCAATAAGAGCGCGTTTCATGTGATTCTCCCCCCCCGAGAGTTGCGTCTATTACGCTTTCACACGTAGCCGCGATTTGAAAGTGACGAAAAGAAGGCAGGACCAGCAGGGATGATTCTGCAACCGTTAGTTGCTATGACACCATCGGTGCCCGCTGTTCGATCATTCGACACAAATTCTGCCGAATTGACGGGCGCAGATTGTTCACTGAATGTTCTATTAACGGAATTTCAATGGCTAGGATTGGGTATGGCGCGCTGCGACCTAAGATCGCTTAAGTTGGCACTGACTGCTATTGTGGATGAAACAGACCCAACTATTCGCGCCGCCCTCGTGCAGCAGCTCTCAGAAGATCCCGCTCTCCTTCATCAAGTGATCGCCACAGAGACGCGATGTCTGATCGAAGAGCGGCTGAGTCGTCCTGCAGCATTTCGTCAAGAGTAAAACCAAGAGCGTGAGCGAGCTTAACTGCATCATCGACATTCGTGGATGCCTTTACGCCCTTAGCTGATCGCTGCATGAATTTCGTGACCTGGTCTTTAGATACGCCAGCCTTCTCGCAAAGCTGCGGGATCGACCATCCAGCGACGGTCAGGGCGTCCTTTAGGGCGTCATAGAAGCGCTTGGTCATGTCGCACTTGTACGGCTTCTGGGGGCTTTTGCGCCACCGGACAAAAGTCCATTGACTGCGAATGGACAATAGTCCACATTGCGGCCATGAACCGCACAGATATCATCAGCGCTATAGAGGCCTACGCTGCGAAGCACAGCCTCGCGCCATCGACTGTAACCGAGCGAGCCGTTCGGAATAGTCGCCTGTACTCTCGCATGAAGAACGGCGGGGACTGCACGACCGATGTCGCGCAACGCCTCCTCGCATTCATGCGGGAAGAACAAGAAGAACCGCCGCTTCCCGCTGCGTCCTGATGCCATCCGTTCCAAACCCCTATCCCCTCGATGATGCCGCGCGTCACTCAACCATGGAAGGTCTGAGCATGTCCCCCGGAAAGAGTTCCAAGCGGCAGGCGCTGACCTATCGCCAGCATTTTGCCGAGGCATGGTCGCAATTCCTGCGCGCAAGCTTCGACAGCCCCGAGCATGCGGCGCATCTGTTCGGCGTCGATGGATCGACCGCGCGCAAATGGTGGGAGGGCAGTCATGCGCCCTCGGGGTTTGCTGTTGGCTATGCGTTTTCACTGGCGCCGGATGCGGCGTCGCGTTTTCTGGGGGGTTCCGTGTGATGGGTATTCGGTTTCGCGCGACGGTCGCCGAGCTGCTGCTTGCCACCCATGTGCGCGCGTTCGGCGCGTGGTGGCAGGCCAAGGCTGCGCGCCGGTTGGGAAAGTTTTCCGGGGGATGTGCGGCCCCCTTGAAAATGGATGCGGAAAGCACAGGCCCTTCCGTGGAACGCAAGGCGTCGACCGAAACCGTCGTGTCTGTGCCGGTGCGGGGGGCGATCTCGTGAGCGCCGAGTGGACCCCGATCCCCGAGGCCAAGCTGTCGCGGGTGCGCGCCCTGTTGGACCCCACATCATTGGGTCATCAGCTGGTCGACATTCTGAGCGAAGGGCCCAGCGATCTGTCGCGGCTGGCGCTGCGGACTTTCGGCCCGCGTGAGTTCCGTCACAACCCTGACCGCATCATCGCGCGGTCGTTTGCCGTGTCAAAATACAGTCTGGTGGGCAAGCTTGGCACGCAGGGTCTGGCGATTGTCGAGCAACGCGCCGGGCGGGCCAGTGAACCGCTGTCCGCCGTCTGGGCCTTGATCGAGGTGGATCGCGTCAACGCCGATCCTGACGCGCCCGCGCCGCTGCGCCATGTGCCGCGGCGCGTCGACTGGGTTGCCGATGTGGCAGAGCCACGCGCGGTGCTGGTGCAGGCGCTAGCCGAGCAGCTGGACGCGCTGCCCGCCGGGCATCTGCTGGCCTTCCACACCGGGGTGAACCGCCCTGCCCCGGCACTGGGCCGGATCGCGCGCGACGTTGCTGACGCGGCGGGTTGCGCGATGGCCAGCTGGCCCGAGGATCCGGTGCATGTCGATCCCCGCCGCTGGACCTGGGCGATCCGCAAGCCGCTGGCCGGCGCTGCCGCCCGGGCCTTGTGCAACGCCTCCTGCGGGGTCAGCGCGTGAGCGCCCCCGTTCCCCATTCGCGCGACCTCCTCCCCGCGCGGATCGCTGCCGACAGTTGCTCCCCCGTTGCTGTCGGCAGCACCTTATCCCGTGCGCGGCGGGTCATCCGCGCTGCTTGCTTCCTGTCAACTTCCCCGGCGGCGGCCCACGCTGCCGGGGCCTTTTCTCAGCCGCTTTCCGGCCTGCGCCCGCGTGACGCAGCCCCGAGCGCGTCCGGTTCCGTTTTTGTTAACCGCACCCCATACGGTGGCCATTCCGGCCGGTGCGGGCGCGCTCGATCTGTTCCCAGCATCATGAGGTAGGCCATGGCCCGCGAAGAGCTGAACTTTCTGGAATTCCTGCAGGGTTTTCGCCGTGGCGACCTGCTGAACGAGGCCGACACGCAGCTGTCCGAGCTGATCACCGCCGTCACCGAAACCGGTGGCAGCGGCGAGTTGGTTCTCAAGCTGCCGTTCAAGGTCAACAAGGCCGGGCAGCTGGAATGCCTGCCGGTGGTCGCTGCCAAGAAGCCGCGCCGCCCGCTGGGCACCGGGATCTTCTATGCCACCGACGACGGCAAGCTGACCCGCCGCGACCCCAACCAGGCGGACTGGCTGGAAGAGCAGGAACTGTCCGGGCGGCGTGCGCGCGCCCGTGCCGACGCTGCCGAGTAACCCCGAAACCCCCTTGCCGTGAAGGATTGATCCATGGCCCAGAAATCGACTGAAACCCCTGCCGACGTGCCTCTGGTTGCAGACATCTGCAGCCCGCGCGAGACGCTGGAAACCGTGCTGGCGGGTGTTGCGCTCAACAATCCGCATATCGAGCTGACCGACGGGCGCGAATTCATCCGCCTGCCCGGCGACCACAAGCTGCAGGACGTGTCCAACCCTGACCGGCCTGCGCCGTTCATCAAGCAGTTGGTGACGGTCGATGACCGCGCGTCGCTGGTCGCCTATGTCAACCGCTTCTCGGATCCCCGCTCGGTGCTCGTGGCTGACTATGACGCAGGCGCGATCCGGGCGATGCTCGATTATCACGGCGACAACGGCGCAGGCGATCTGCTGGCCGGGCCGCTCAAGCACGCCGTCACCTTGAAGCTGCGCGACAGCGAAGAATTCAAGCGCTGGAACGCGATGCAGGGCAAGAAGATCCCGCAGGATGAATTCGCGGCCTTCCTCGAGGAAAACTCGGAGGACATCTGCGAGCCGGACCCGACCGTGATGATCGAGATCAGCCGCGATCTTGAAGCGACGCAGGGGGTCACCTTCAAATCGTCGGTGCGCCTGGAGAATGGCGATCGCAGCTTCGTCTATGAGACCGACACGCGCACCCGTGGCGAGCTGCATATCCCGCGCGAGTTCAAGATCCTGATCCCGCTCTATCAGGGCGAAGAGCCGGTCGAATTGCGCTGTGCCTTCCGCTGGAACGTGGGCGGCGGCGGGCTGGTGCTGGGTTTCGAGTGGCGCCGGGTCGAGTACCTGCGTCAGGCCTATTTCGCGCAGATCGCCGCTGCGGCGTCCGAGGGAACCGGGCGCCCGCTGTTCTACGGTCGGTTGGCCGGCTGATGATCTTCTGGCGCCTCATGCTTGAGACAGGCTCAGGCCAGCAGCCTATGGGGTTGCTGGCCGATGAGCAGATATGTCGGTTCATCCTGCTGGCATTCCGGGAAATCGGCGTGGCCGGTGACTGCCTGCGGTGGGTGCCGGGGGTGGCATCATGAGCGCGCTCGACGCCAAGGCCTTCTGGGCCGATCTGCGCGACCACCCCTCCGTGCGCTTTGGCGTTACGGTGGAACTGATGGCGAAGGTCGCGCGGGGTCAGGTGTACCTGGCGACACCCTACACGCGCCTTGCCGCGCCCGCTGGGGTTTACGATCCGGCCCGGGCAGAGGATGCCGCCGCTCTTGCGGCGCAATGGCAGCGCTGGCTGGCGATGCGGGGCGTCACCGCCGTCTCGCCGATCGTGCAGTCGCAGGCCGTTACCCGGGATGTCCGGTCGTGGAAAGGTGGCGCAGCTGCGGCTTCTCTTGCGCTGGACGCTGCGTTCTGGACCCGCTGGTGTTCGCCGATGCTCGATGCGTCCAGCGCGATCTATGTGCCCGACATCGCCGGGTGGCGCGACTCGGACGGGATCCGGCATGAGGTGAGCAGTTTCGTCGCGCGGCCCCGGCCGGTCTATGTGGCGGGCTGGCCATGAGCGCGGCTTCGGTTCGTCATAACAAAAGACGGGCGATCAGCTCGCGCTGCCGCCCGTCAGTTCAGTCTGCAAAACTGGTTGTCTCCTCCCAAAAACAACATTTTTGCGGATCAGAACAGGCTGGACTGCGTATCAGAAGAACCTCCCGTTCCTCCGATAGCAGTCTGCACGCGGCCTTGGTTCGTACCCAGCATAGAGCTGATGTCCTGAACCTTGTGCCCTGCGTCGCGCAGCAGGCGCGCCGTCTCCGCTTCGGCTTCGCTGAGATTGCGAGGCCTGAGAACGGACAGTTCATTGAGTATCACCCCTGTCGTGGGGTGTCGGATCGTAGCCATGGGTTGTCCTTTCATATGGCTATGAGTGGCAGCGAGACGGATTTCTCGACTGCTGCGGGGGGCGATTCGGTTGGACGGGTCGCCCCCACACCACGGATTTTAGCCTGTGACGACATGTCGCGGGAGTCCTGTTTTGTTCACCCAATTTGCACTGCAAAACGGGAAATATTTGCAGAATGCAGTGAGTGGCGTTCATGACCCAAAGCAGCACCCCGGCGACAATGAGCGCCAAGCCGCATTTACAGCCAGTCGGCACCGACGATGTGTTCCGTTACCCGATACCGCTTGGCGTCCGGCTGGAATCGCACGGCTGGTTCCAGTTCCACCACGCGTGGTGGCGCACGTCTGATTTCCGCAGGGATGCTGACCGCGACGTGCGCGGCGTGTTCCTCGATTTGCTCTGCGCGTCGCAGGATGAAGATCCCGTTGGCACGCTGCCGGTCAGCGATAGCGATCTGGCGTGGGTCGCGCGTATCAGCCTGGACGAGTGGATGCGCTTGATGGCCCGGCCGATTACGCCGCTCTATGGCTGGACGCGTTGCATCGTCAGCGACGGGCGCGTGCGGCTTTATCATCCCAAGCTGCTGACCGTCACAAAATCGGCAGCGCAGTCAAAGGTCGACGCCGAGCAGAGGCGTGCAGATGACCGCGAGCGCAAGCGTCTGAAAGACCTGCCAGAGCGCATTCTGCGCGCGGGCGGGTCACGCCGCATGTCGGAAGATCAGTCCTATGTGGTCCGGCTGGATCAGGTGCTTTGCGAAACCTTGGAGCCCGGCACATCGCGCACCGTTTTGCGGGTCAAGCAGGCAATGGAGGCACTGGATCTGGCATCTATGGGCCGCTGAGGGGCCGCGTCAAAACATTCCGAAAACCTTCCGCCGGAAAGTTTCTGGAACGTTTTCGGAAAGAAACCGACCAAACGGGCACATTTGCCCGTTTTTGCGGCCCGAAAACCTTCCGGACTGAAAGGAGAAGAGAAGGAAATGAAAAACTTAGGAAACAACGGCAACCGGTTGCATGTGGATAAGTCCGGCAGGGCTGAGAAAGGGGCGAAGATGGAAACGACAGAGACCAATCGGGACCGGGTGCGCAGGCTGCTGTTCGAGCCGCTGGGGTTCAGGCACCCAAAGAAGGTGGCAGAGGCGGCGGGCGTCGCGATGCTGAACGCCGTGGCGGATGAGCTGTCCTATATGAGCGACGACAACCTTGCCGTGCTGGCGCGTATGATGCGGGTGCATGGCGAAGGATCATCGCGCGACTTCTGGCCCGCCCGCGCCGCCTTCATCAGCTTTGCGCATCTGTGCCAGCCCCTGCCCCTCGAAGCTGACACCAAGCTGATCAGCTGGTTCGCCTCGCGCGAGGGCGACCAGATGGTGCAGGACGGCACGCTGGTCGAGACCTGGCGCTATTTCGAGGCCAAGCGCATTCCGCCCGCCACGCCGCAAGCGCGGGCGCTGGTGCTGGACCGGGCGCGCGACGCTGCCCGGCGCATTGCCATCGTCCATGAGCGCCGGGATGGCGGCTGGGGTGTCGACCGGGCAGAGGCCGAGTTCGTGCGCCTGTATGAGGGCGATCAGGAACGGATGATGAAGCTGCTGCAGGATGTGCGCGCGGCAAAGGCAGAGGCGGTGCAGGGATGATGATGGCAAGAGCATTTGACGGGCGCGGTGCCGTGGCTGTGGGCGATGTGGTCAGCACCTCTGGCCCTGAACCCTTGTTCCGCCCCGGCCCGGCGCAGTGGTACGCCCTGCGTGTGGAAGCGCAGCGCGAAAACTTCGTTGAGCGCTGGCTATCACTGCGGGGTGTGATGGGGTTCCATCCGGTTGAGACCCGCATGGTGGTACGCCGCGGGCGCAAGATTCTTCACGCCAAGCGCTACCTGCCCGGTTATGTCTTCGCCCGGTTCCCTGGGTATCCTGTCGTGCATGCCATCCGCACCCTGCCTCATGTTCTGGGCGCGCTGACGGGGCAGGATGGTAACTGGGCCTGCATCAAGCCCGAGGATCTGCGCGCGCTCTATGACATGCGGCAGGTCGATGCGAAGATTAAGGATGCCGAGGCAGCAGCCGCGGCGCGGCGCAAGGCAGCGCGTGCTCTGCGTGCCGGCGGTGGTGCACTGTTTCGCGCGGGGCCGATGGCTGGAACACGCTGCGAGGTGATCGAGATTGCAGGATCGGGCGATGTGCGGGTTCGTCTGCGCCTCTTTGGGGCTGAGCACCTGGTCTCGGCACACGCAGAAGATCTGATCTCGATCCGCAAGGCCAGTTGACAGACGGCCCAAGGCGTCGCTAATGTCCCTGCTCATAGCCTCATGGCTGCGCAACCCACCCACACGGGCATCGGACGCAGTCGGGTGGGCGGCGAGGGTTCGTTCAAACGCGAGGCCCACCACGCCTGAATAGCGCCTAGCGGAAACGCCGGGCGCTTTTGCGTTTCAGGGTATGGGCAGGCTCACAGCGATCTCGTCTCGATTGGTGACATCAGCACCCCGACGCCTTGCACCGATGGTCGACCACACAGACGAACATTCTCGCGATGCCGCATCGCCCTGGCGCAAGCTGCAGAAGACTGCGCAGTGGCAGCGCCTTCGCTGGGATATCCTGATCCGCGACGACTTCACCTGCCGTTCTTGCGGTTTCGAGCATCCTCTCACCTGTGATGCCATCGCCCTCAAGGCGTTGGGTCGCAGCGATCTGATCAAGGGCAAAGCGCCCGACATGGTCGTGGATCATATCAGACCGCACAAAGGCGACGCCGCCCTGTTCTGGGGACCAGGCAACCTGCAGTGCCTGTGCAAGGCGTGCCACGACACCATCAAGCAGCGCCAAGACCGGCGGGCCGAGAGGGAGGGGGGGGTCTAATCTCCCCAACCCCCTACCCGCTCTAGACCGGCGTACATCTCACGCGGAGATTTTTTTTTGGGAAAGAGCGAAAATCAGTCCGCTGTTGGGGTCAACCTGTTCGGGGACACCGTTGTGCTGCCCTCCGGGCGGCGTGGACGGCCCGCTCATTGCTGGGCGCTCTCGACTGAAAACATGGTGACAATGGGCTGTGCACTGGGGCTGAGCGACGGCGAAATTGCGCAGGGGATCGGGGTAAGCCTTCCCACGCTGCGCAAGTATTATTTTTCTGCGCTTCAGCGGCGGGACATGCACAGGACTCGCTATGAGTTGTGGCGCGCCGCCAAACTTGCGGAATTGGGCGACTGCGGAAACGTCGGCGCGCTGAAGGAACTGGAAAAGACCATGCTGCGATTCGATCGTCTAGCGGCAGAGAAAAAGTTGCGCGACGCTGTGTCCGAACCCGAAGCTGTCGGCAAGAAGGAACAGGCCCGGCGTGCCGCGAAGACGGCTGCCGCAGGTGACAACGATCTCACGCCGGGGCTCTGGCACTAGATGATTGCAGCTCCAGCAGCACAAGCTTGGTCCATGGCTTGCCCGGACTGGGAAGAACGGATCGTCAAAGGCCAGAGCCTGATCCCCGACCTTCCGTTGTTCGACGCAGTGGCGGAAAAGGCGCTGCGGATCTTCAAGCGCCTGCGGGTGCCAGACATCACCGGGACGCCGACCAATGACGAGGTTTGCGAACAATGGGTGTTCGACCTTGTGCGGGTTATTTTTGGATCGTACGACCCGGAAGCCCGGCGTCGGATGATCAGGAATTTTTTCCTGATGATCCCGAAAAAGAACGGCAAGTCCTCGATCTCGGCTGCGATCATCGTCGTTGCGGCGATTCTGAACGATCGGCCGATGGCCGAGCTTATCCTGATCGCCGAGACGCAGAATATCGCCAAGATCGCCTTCCGGCAGGCGCAGGGCATCATCGAACTGGATGACGGCATAAAGGCGCTATTCCGGGTCAACACCAATTTGAAAGAGATCACCCACCTAAACACAGGCGCGGTGATCAAGATCCTGTCGGCGGACGGCGACGTGGTGACCGGCTCGAAAGCCGCCTATGTCCTGATCGACGAAACTCATGTGCTGGGTCACAAGGCTAAGGCCGCGGAAGTGTTCCTTGAGATCGAGGGCGGCCTATCATCGAGGCCAGAAGGCTTTGTCCTGGAGATCACCACGCAGTCGAAGGTTCCGCCGCATGGCGAGTTCAAGAAGCGGCTCGACCGCGCCCGCGATGTGCGTGACGGGCGGCTTGACCTGCCAATGCTGCCGATCATCTACGAATTTCCCGAAGCGATGCAGAAGGATCGCCGCTGGGAAGACGAAGTAAACTGGGCGCTGGTCAATCCCAATCTGGAGCGCTCGACATCGCTGGATGTGTTGCGCTCGAAGTTTATCGAGGCCAAGGATTCAGGCCCGGAATCGCTGGCACTCTTCGCGTCGCAGTTCCTGAACGTGCAGATCGGCCTTGGTTTGATGTCGAATGCCTGGGCTGGCGCGCCCTATTGGGAAGCAGCGGCGGAACCGGGGCTGGATTTCGACGCGATCATAAGGCGCTGCGACGTAGTGGTTGCGGGGATCGACGGCGGTGGATTGGATGATCTCGTTGCGTTGTCGCTGATTGGCCGGGAAAAGGGCTCGCGTCGTTGGCTGCATTGGGTGCGCGCCTGGGCGCAGCCAGACGTTCTTGAGCGGCGCAAGTCGATCGTGCCGCGGTTGCGAGATTTCGAGGCTGATGGCGATCTGGTCATCTGCACATCGACAGACCAGGACGCAGCTGAGATCGCCGAGATCTGCAAACGCGTCAATGAGGCGGGACTATTCCCGGAAACCGCTGGCATAGGCCTCGATGCCTTTGGGGTCGCCACGATCCTCGATGCGCTGGACGAAGCGGAGTTGGGCGCGCTCACCGCTGCTGTGCCGCAAGGATACAAGCTGCAGAGCGCTATCAACACCGTGCCGCGCAAGATCAAAGACCGCACCATGCGGCATTGCGGACAGGCCATCATGGCTTGGTCCGTGGGTAACGCCAAAGCCGAGCTGAAAGGATCCAACATCGTGGTGACAAAACAGGCAGCGGGCGCGGCGAAGATCGACCCATTCATGGCGACGATGAACGCGGCGATCTTAATGCTCGCTAATCCGGTAGCCTCTGCAGCCGCTGCTTACACCTATGATGGGATGTGACCCTTGGGCCTGATCGATTTTTTCCGCCGCTCGGAGCCGTCTCAGGCACGGGTAGAGCCCAGCCTGCAGGCCGCGTCGTCGGTCGAAAGCACGACCCAATGGTCGAACGGATTTATCACGCCGGGCATGGCGACGGCGGGGGTTCGGGTTGACGAGTCCACCGTGATCGGTTTGCCGGGAACACTGCAGGCCCTGCGCGTGTTGTGCGGTGTCTTCGCGATGACGCCGCTGGTCTACTATCGCCGCGATGGTGAGGGGCGTACGCCAGCGCGCGGGAATATCCTTTACGATCTGCTGCGGGTCGCAGCGAATGGTCACCAGAGCGCGTTCCATTTCCGTGAACTGATGATGGGCGACATCCTTCTGGCCGGCGAATTCAACGCCTATGTCAGTCGCGACCGCCTCGGACGCCCTGTAGCTCTGACCCGTCTGCGCCCCGGAACCTGTACCCCGGCGCTCTATTTCAGCGCGGCAGAAGGCGAAACGGTCTTTTACGATGCGACATTGCCGGATGGGCATTCTGCCCGGTTCTCTGGTCGTGACATCCTGCACATCGTTGGCCTCAGTCGCGACGGCCTGAACGGCATGAACCCCATCCGCTATGCCAGGGAAGCTTTAGGCGGCGCCATCGCCACCGAACGCCACGCACAACGGTTCTGGGCGCGCGGCGGCAAGGTCGACACCGTTCTGCAGGGCAAGGGTCGCATCAGCCGCGAGAACAAGGCGGTTATGCGCGAAGACTGGGCGCGTCTCTATGGAAACCCTGAGGCGACCAATGTCGCCGTGCTCGACCAGGACGTCACCGCGCAGTTTCTGAACAGTGACCACCAAAAGCAACAGTTTCTGGAAACGCGCGGCTACCAGCTGGGCGATCTCGCGCGGATCTGGGGCGTTCCGCCCCATCTGATCTTTGATCTGTCAAAGGCGACATTCTCGAACATCGAGCAGCAGTCACTAGAATTCCTGACCTATCACCTTGGCCCGCATTTCGAGCGGGTTTCGTCGGCAATCACAATGCGGCTCGCCGAGGCCGACCACTTTGCCGAACACCTGACGGATGCGTTGGTGAAAGGCGATCTTAAAAGCCGCATGGAAGCCTACTGGCTGCAGCGTCAGATGGGCATGGTCAGCGCCGATGAGCTGCGCCAGCGCGACAACATCAAGCCGATCGGCGGTGCAGCGGGCACCACATACTGGCGCCCCGGTAACATGGTCGATGCCGCAGAGCCAGTGCCCGGCACCCCTTAGGAGATCCTGACATGCCCGATTCCCTGCAACGCGTTCTCGGCGCGATCCATTCGCATCCCTGGGCGATCATGCCCGACTATCTGGCCGCGATCGAGGCCATCGCAATGCGCGCGTTTGAGACGGGCGCGCTGGCTGCGGTCGCAGAGGATGGTCACCAAGCGCGCCTTGCTGCTGATATGACGGCAATCGCGGCGACAGGGACACCCCTTGCAGGCGCGACGATGTCCACGGTGCGCGATGGCACCGCCGTGATCCCGGTTTTTGGCCCGATTTTCCCGCGTGCCACGATGCTCAATTCGTCGGCCGGCGGCACGTCTCTCGATGGGATCATGCGCGACTTCCGCGTTGCGCAAGCCGATGCTGATGTGAGCCGGATCGTTCTGATGATCGACAGCCCGGGCGGCGTTGTCTCCGGTCTCGGAGAAGCAGCGGCCGCCATTCGCGGATCAGCGAAGCCGGTGACGGCCTTTGTCACTGGGCTTGGTGCGTCGGCGGCATATTGGCTAGCCAGCCAGGCATCGGAAATCGTGCTCGATTCATCGGCACAGGTTGGCAGCATCGGCGTTGCCTTTTCGATGTCGCGGCAGGTTCAGCCCGGTGCCGATGGACGCATGAACTACGAAATCGTCAGCTCGAATGCGCCGAACAAACGCCCTGATCCGACCACCGATGATGGTCTCGCGGCGCTTCAATCGGAACTCGACGGGATCGAATCGGTGTTCCACGCCGACGTCGCCAAGGGCCGCAAGGTCAGTGTCGCCACTGTGCGCAGTGAATTCGGGCGTGGGGCAACAGTTGCCGCGCGCCGCGCCGTCGAACTGGGGATGGCGGACAAGATCGGCACGCTCGAGGGCGTTCTGAAAGGCGCTCGCGGTGCGGGCGGTAAAGTGGTGGGCGGCCAACGTGCGCGGCTGGCTGCCGAGATGCAACTGCGGCGACTGGCCGCGCAGTAGAGGAACGGACACATGGACCGTATCACGCAACTCCGGGCCGAACGCGCGGCCCTTCACGATCAGATGGAAGCGCTGGTCGCATCCCTCGATGATGACGGCGGCATGAGCGCCGAGCAGAGCGCCGATTTTGAAGCCATGCGCGTCAAAGACGACAAGCTCAAGGAGCAGATCGACGTTCTTGAGGACATCGAGCGGCGCAAGGCCGAGCAGGCACGCCCGGTCGGGATCATTCCGACCCCGGCGCAACCAGCCGCGGGCGCAAGCGTTCCAGCGACCCCAGCCGTTCAGGGCCTGACCTTTGCGCGGATGACGCGTTACCTGGCGGCCGGCAGCGGCAACGTGTTCGTGGCAACTCAGATCGCCGAGGCCAACGGCGACAGTGGTCTGTTTGCCAACCAGAACATGGGCAGCGGCGGTGCCGGCGGCTTCCTGGTTCCCGAAGACGTGTCGGCCGAGATCATCGAACTGCTGCGCCCGCGCAGTGTTGTGCGGGCGATGGGGCCGCGTGTCATTCCGCTGCCCAATGGCAACCTGACCACCAACCGGCGCGCCACGGGTGCCACGTTCGGCTATGTCGGTGAGCAGCAGGATGTCGCGGCGTCGGGCATGACCTTCGGGCAGATGAAACTGTCGGCCAAGAAGTTTGCGGGACTGGTGCCCATCTCGAATGATCTTCTGCGTTCGGCCTCAACCAGCGTCGACATGCTGGTGCGCGACGACATCGTCGAAGGCGCGGCATCGTCGGAAGATCTGTACTTCCTTCGCGGTCCTGGCACCGAGAACGCGCCCTTGGGGCTTCGCAACCAGCTGATCGGTAGCGCCTTCGCGAGCCTCAATGTGTTGACCATGACGGCGTCTCCGGACCTTCAGAAGATCGACAACGATCTCGGGCGGCTGGAGCTGGCGATGATGAACCAAAGCATCGACCCCAGTGCCGCGCACTGGGTGATGTCGCCGCGCTCGGCCATGTATCTGACCAATTTGCGCGATGGCAACGGCAACAAGGTCTATCCCGAAATGTCGGCTGGCCAACTGCGCATGAAGCCGGTGAAGGTGACCAACCAGATCCCGTCGAATCTGGGCGGTGGCACCGAGTCCGAAATCGGACTGATCCATCCCTCGCATGTCGTGATCGGTGAGCAAGGGGGAATCGCAATCGCGATGTCGACCGAGGCTGCCTACAAGGACAGCAACGGGACGATGCAGGCCGCTTTCAGTCGCGATGAGACGCTGATGCGGCTGATCATGCACCACGACATCGGCCTGCGCCACCTGCCCGCCGTTGCCTGGCTGACGGGCGTCACCTGGGGCGTCTGATCGCGGCCTTGCCATTGGCGCGGCGGAATGACCTGCCGCGCCGCTCACAGATCCAAGTGGAGTCAAGATTATGACCACGCAAATCCGCTCGATCGGCGATCTGATCGCCGTGCGCAACGCGGCGGGCCCCGCCGCGCTGACCGCAGCCGGGACCGGCGACAACACCGCCGTGACCGGCGTCATCATCGACCGCGCTGCGCTGAACTGGCCGCAGTCCTGCACGGTGGTGATCCCCTTCATCGCGACCCTTGCCGCCGCAGCAACGCTTTCGGTGACGGCCACGCTGCAAGACGGCGACAATTCGGCGCTGAGTGATGCCGCGACCTTCGCCGCTATCGCTTCCGGTGTCGCCGCCACGGGTGAATCGGGGGGCAGTACCGAGCAATCGCAGATCGAGGTTGATGTCAGCCTCGCCGGGGCCAAGCGCTATGTGCGCCTCAACTTTACCCCTGACCTGTCCGCAGGTGCCACCGACACCGCCCGTGTGGGCGCGGTGATCGCATTCGGTGGTTCCAATAGGTTGCCGATCTGATGCTGCGGGTTCGTGTCAACCGGCCGTTCCGCAACCTGATGCGAGGTGAGTTTGCCGGGTTCCCTGAGAGCGAAGCGAAAACGCTGATCGACCAGGGTTTCGTCGTCGATGTCGCGGCCGAGGCAGAAGCTGATCGCCTGGCTGCCGAGGAGGCCGCCAAGGCAGAAGCCGATCGCCTGGCCGCCGAGGAGGCTGCCAAGGCAGAAGCCGATCGCCTGGCTGCCGAGGAGGCTGCCAAGGCAGAAGCCGATCGCCTGGCCGCCGAGGAGGCTGCCAAGGCAGAAGCCGATCGCCTGGCTGCCGAGGAGGCTGCCAAGACGAAAGGCGGCAAGGCTGCGAAGGGCTGACCCACAATGAACCTGCAGCGTACCGTTCCGCCTGAGAGTGCGCCCGTCACTCTGGCCACCTTCAAGGAACATCTTCGCATTCGGCACGACGATCAGGACGCCTTGCTCGCGACCTACCTGTCAGCCGCAGCAAGCGAACTCGATGGCCCTGCCGGAACGTTGGGCAGGTGCATTATGACCCAGACATGGGTTCTTCGGCTCGCCCTTTTTGGCGGGCCGATCGCGCTGCCGATCACCCCGTTGCAAAGCCTTACGGTGGAATATGTCGACACGGTCGGCGACACACAGACACTTCCCGAAACTGCGTACACCTTGCGCCTGCCCTTCCGGGGACGGCCGATTGTAGAGTGGGACGCGACAGTGCTGCCCGGCTTGTCTCAGACCGAAGATTTCCCGGTGATCCTGACGATGGTCGGTGGCGCGGACGCCAGCGACCCGGCGCTGAGCCAACTGGTCATGATGCGCGCCGCCGATTTCCTGCGCACGCCCGAGGCAGCGGGGGCGCAGCGCTACATCAATCCTTCATATGAAGGATTGCTTGTCTCCAACCGGCTGGTTTTGTGATGACAAGTGCTGGCCAACTTGATCAGGAAGTTCAGTTCCTGCGCGCGTCAAAAACCGACAACGGGGTTGAACAGGTCGAGACCTTCACTGCGCTTGGCGATCCTGTTTGGGCAGAACGGGTCTATGCCAGCGACGGCGAAAAGTGGCGTGCGCAGCAGGTTCAGGCGCAAATCAGCGCCCGTTTCAAGCTGTGGTCATCCGCATTTTCGCGGGGCCTGACCCTCAAGGATCGCCTGAGCTGCGGCGGCGAACTCTATGACATAACGGGCATCAAGCCAGTCGGCAACAATCTCGATTTTATCGAGATCAGCGCCGTTGCCCGCGCGGTCGAAAATGTCTAGCACCGTGTCCCTCACAGGTTTCCGCGAGCTTGAGGCGGTCTATGCGCAGCTCGCAAACCCAACGGCGCGCAAGGCGTCTGCGCGTCGGGCGCTGCGCAAGTCGGCTGAGCCGATGGCCGCGACGGCGAATGGCCTGGCGCCGAATGATACGTCCACCGAGGGAAAGAGCATCGAGGTGCTTGTCGGCACCCGGCTAAGCCGCCGTCAGGCGCGCCAGCATCGCCGCATGTTTCGCGACGACCGGGCGGCGGTCGAGATGTTCGTCGGGGCCGCCCCGCATCCAGCCAGCTGGAACCAAGAGTTCGGCAACCGGATCCACGCCGCCCAGCCATATTTGCGCCCGGCGTGGGATCAGGACCGCGCCGCGATGCTCGAGCAGCTGGGGCGGGAACTGGCAATCGACATTCACCGCACCGTCGCTCGGGCCGAGCGACGTGCAGCGCAGTTGGCCGCGAGGGGGCAGTGATGGCACAGGTGATCCTGAAAATTCGTATCCCGCGCTGGCGTATCCGCGCCGCCAGGCCGTTCATCTCTGCCCTTTCAGTCATCGAATGGCTGCTCCCCGGCACAATCGCCCCCGATCGTTGGTGTGACCGGGTGGCCGCATGGGTTAGCGCTGGCATCCGGGTCGATTCCTGATGGAGGCCGAATTCCGCGCCATCCTCACCGGCACGTCGGCAATCACGGCTATCGCGCCGACGACAGCGATCAATTTCGGCGAAGCACCGCAGGGCACCGCCCTGCCCTATGTCGTTCTGACGACCATTGGCGATGGTGCGGGCCTCACGCTCAAGGGCAGCGACGGCTTGTCCGCAGGGCGGGTGCAGGTCGACTGCTACGCCTCGACGGCATCGGGTGCGATGACCTTGGGCAAGCTGATCCGCCACGCCCTGCATGGCTACCGCGCCGGAAACTTCCGCCTGATCGAGCATGTCGGCACCCGCGACAACCGCGAGGGCGGCTCCAACGAACCTGACCGGCCGCACCGTCGCAGCCAAGATTTCATCACCCATTGGAGGGATATGACATGACCGAAACTGCAGCAGACATCGGCTATGATTCCGAAGTCGGGTTCGAGGCCACCAAGGGCTCGGGCACTTACACTGCGCTCGCCGAGATCGTCTCGATCGGCGGCATGCAGTTCACCCGCGAGTTTTTCGATGCCACGCATCTGAAAAGCGACGACCGGTTCAAGGAATACGTCCTGGGCCTGTTCGACACGGGTTCGGTGCCGCTTACGCTGAACTTCGCCCCCAGCGCCAGCGATGTGTTTTACACCCAGATGCTCGCTGCAGCGACCGGCTATCAGCTCACCTTCCCCAACGGCGTTATGATGCGCTTTGTCGGCGCGTTTGAGAGCTACACCACGCCGACGCTTGAGAACGGGATCATGCGGGCCGAGGCGGTGCTCAAGCGCACGACCGGCAAGCCGACCCTGCATGCGGCGGTTTGATCATGGCTGATATCACCGGTGTCGTGCGGCTGACGGCGAACAGCAAAGAATACAGGATGTTCTTTGGCACGACTGCACTTGCGGCATTGTGCGCAAAATACGGGAAAAACTTCCTGGCGGAACTTGAGGGCGCGATCGAGGCGGGCGGTGCTGGCCTCGATTTCGGGATTGTGGTCGATATCTATCGTGAGGCGCTGCAGCGCTTCCACGTCGATGACCTTGTTGCCGATCCCTATCTGCCCGACGACCTGTTTGTACAGAATGCTGATGGCATGTCGCAAATGATGGCAGCTGCGTTTCCTGACGCCGATGGTGGCCAGGGAAACGCCCAGAAGGTGAGGAAGACGCGAAAGCCATCGACCTCACCGCGTGGCTCACGGAATACGTCGGCGCGGGGCTAGATCCCGCACGCTTTTGGGAAATCACGCCGCGGCTGATGTTGATCGAGTTGGGCGGTGCCCGGCTGCGTGCTGAGCGCGAACGCTCGCTCACCTGGTTCGGTGCCATGATGCCCCACCTCAAGAAACGGCCAAGTCATGACGAATTCGTGCGGCCCAAACCGCGTGCGACGCGTCAGTCGCGCGAGGAACTGAACGCGGTGCTGATGGCCCTGGCGACAGCTTGGGGCGCGGAATGGGTGGATAAATGACACAATCGGTCATCGGAGCGCTGCGCGTAAACTTAGGGCTGGATTCGGCGCAGTTCACGCGTGGGGCTCGGCAGGCCCAGTCCACGACGCAGCGCCTCGGCGCTCAAATGCAGCGCCTTGGGGCGGGCATCTCGGCCATCGGCGCGGGGATCGTGGTTGCGATGCGCGGGCAGATCAATGCCGCAGATGAGATGGGCAAGGCTGCGCAACGCATCGGGATCCCGGTCGAGGCACTGTCGCAACTGCGCTATGCAGCGGATCTGTCGGCGGCGTCGGTCACCGCGCTGGACAGCGGGGTCCAGCGGCTTTCACGCGGGATGGCTGATGGTTCTGATCGCCTGACGGCACTGGGGATAGCCGCGCGCAATTCGGACGGCACACTGCGGCCCGTGACGGATGTAATGGCAGAACTCGCGGATCGGTTTGCTGCGATGCCAGATGGGGCCGAAAAAACCGCTCTGGCGATCGAGTTGATGGGTCGATCGGGGGCTGAGTTGATCCCGCTGTTGAATGGCGGATCTGCTGCGTTGCGTGGAATGATGGCCGAGGCCGACGCCCTCGGGCGAACAATATCGCAAGAGACCGCTACCTCTGCGGCCCAGTTCAATGATGCGATCACGCGACTGCAGGCAGCCGCTTCGGGACTGATGACGCAGCTCGCCGCCGGACTTATCCCGGTTCTGGGCGCGCTGGCTGAATGGTTCTCACAGATCGTCGCTGGAATGGCTGGTCTCTCGCCCGAAATGCGCACGCTGGCGACGGCGATCGCGGGGATTACAATTGTGGGCGGCCCGGCCTTGATTGTGCTGGGCACTCTTGTGCGATCTCTCGGCGCGTTGCGGGTTGCCCTTGTGGCGGCATCGGGCCCCTGGGGCATTTTGGCGGCTCTTGTCGCGGCTGCAGCGGGCTACTTTCTGCTGTTCCGCGATAATGCCGCCCCGGCACAAACCGCCGCCGAGGAAACGGCAGCAGCCATGGGCGCGCTGAATACGGCGATGGGCACATTCTACACGTCAGCTTCACCGCAGACTGCAAGCAGTGCGATCACCGCCGCGAACGCACTGCGCACACAGGCGGCAGCAGCTCGCGATGCTGCGGCATCACAGCTTGCGCTGCTCGAGGCCGAGCTGACGCGGTTCCAGAACGCGCCAGTTGAAGAGCGCGGGCTGATGACTGGCGACAGTGAAGAGCGCAACCGCGCAAATGATGTGCTTGCAGCTCAAGTGGATCTCGACCGCGCCCGCGCTTCGCTTATCGAGGCAGAGGCCGCTGCCGACCGCGCGGTTCGAGCAGTGACGGGCGCTATGTCCGAGAACATCGAAGTCGCGGCAAACCTGACGGCCACAACCCAAACTTTGAATGTCGCAGTGGCTGCGACAGGCGCAGCCGCAAGCGGTTCTGCGGCAGCAGTTGAAGAGGTCACCGACGCGAGCGAAGAGGCCAATGATCGCCTGCAATCGCAAGCGCAGACTTTAACGGGACTGTTTATGGCCGCGACGCGGGGCGCAGATGCGGCCCGACAGGCGCTATCGCAGCTCTTGTCCCGAGCTGCTGAGGCTTTGGCAAACCAAGCCTTTATGTCCTTGCTCGGCGGTGGGTCTGGCGGCAAAGGCGGCGGCTTCTTGAGCGGGTTGCTTTCCATGATCTCATTTGAAGGGGGCGGTTATACCGGGATGGGGGTGCGCGCCGGTGGGTTGGATGGTCGCGGCGGCAAGCTTGCGATGGTGCATCCTGATGAGACCGTTATTGATCACAAGAACGGCGGCAGCACGGGATCCAGCACCTTTTACATCGACGCGCGCGGGGCGCAGCAGGGCGTTGCCGAGCAGATCGAGCAGGCACTGCGGCGCGCCAAGCCGGGAATCATCCGCGATTCAGTCACCGCGACGCATAAAAGCTTCGGTGAGGTGCGTCCCGCATGACGGTGATCTACGCCTTTCCGCCGCTCAAATACACCGCCACGCTGCTCGACGACGAACTGCCGTCGCGGTCGTCTCGCGGTGTGTTCAGCGGGCAGGACTATGTGTCGTCGTCGGGTCCTCGCCGCCGGGTCATTCGCGTCACAGCGTCATCGCTGTCGGGAAACCGCGACGGGGCGGGCATGAGCGCAAGCCTCAATCGCCTCTTGGACGGCGGTGTCAATCTGGTGCGCATGGCGTGCCCATCGATCAACTGGTGCCATGAAGCGCGCCCGCTGGCTTCGGCTCCTTTGACCTGGACAACCGAGGGTGACCCGCTTGAATGGACGGATGGCGGCGATCCGCTCTTGTGGTTCACCGGCCCTGCCCTGGCGGCGACTGTCACCACGCTGAACGGCTTTGCTGCGCTGGCGCTCACGGGCTTGACGCCGGGCGCTCTGGTCTGCCGCGCCTATGATGTGATCAGGGTATACGTCGAGGGCGAAGACGGCGGGGCATCGCGCGCTGTCAAGACAGTGTTTGCGGATGCGTCGGGCGATGCGGTGATCCCGCTGTTCGATGCGCTGCCTGCCGGGATCGTCAGCGTGGGCGACACCGAGACAGCGGTTTTCCGGGTCACCAGCCGGTCGCCATCGGACCAGCCGGTCAGCGGCAATTGGATGTATTCCTGGGCGCTGCGCGAGGTGTTGCCGGATGAGTATCCCGAGGATGCCACCGAGGTTGACCCATGGGCCTGACGCGCGACATCGATGATGATCTGCTCGCGGCCATCTCGGCGGGCGGCTTCCACCCTGTGACGCTGGTTTTCGTGGACTGGCCGGATGACCCCGTGCGCGTGCATTCCGGGTCAGGGACGATCAGCTGGGGCGGGCACGACTGGATCGGCCTGCATGAAATGAACGCCGGAACCGTGACCCTGCCCGATGAGGCAGCATCGCTGGCGATGGTCGAGGGCACGGCAACGGCGGGCGGTGATCCAGACCTGATCGATGAGATCCTTGGCGATGCCGAGGCAGCGCGCGGCCGGACGGTACAGGTATGGTTCGGCGCGACAACCGAGCGGGCCGGAACGGTCCTGATCGGGGATCCCATGCTGTGCTTCACCGGTGGCATTGGCACGGTCAGCGATGAGGACACTGCCGACGGCGACATTGATATGGTCCGGCTGGTGAGCCTGCAGATCACCAGCGGCCCGTCGCAGCGCTCGCGCGCCGCGACGCATCACAGCTGGGATGACCAGCGGCGCACCGACCCTGACGACACGGCAGGGCGGTGGGTGTCGGGGGCAATCGGCAATCTCGTGGCGTCGCTGCCGAAATGGTGACGCACGATGCGGCTATGGACGCGGTTCTGGACGTAATGTCCGGGCCGTGGGTCTGGGGGGTGTCGGACTGCTGCACGGCGGCGTGCGACGTGTTCCAGCGCCTGCACGGCATTGACGCGATGGCACCGCTGCGGGGCAGGTACAGCACCGAGGCTGGGGCCTATGCGCTGATCCGTGATGCAGGGGGCTGGCGACGGCTTTTCATGGGGCTGGCTGCTGAATCGAACCTCAAGCCCGGTGACGGCTCACCGGGGGAAATTGGCCTCATTCGTGCGGGTGGGCGGCGGGCGCTCGCCATATCGGTCGGGGGCGACATGTGGGCATCCCGCGTCGATGGCGGATTTGCGACGTTCAAGAAAGTGATCCTGTCATGCCAGAGTTGATCACAATGCAGCTCATCAGCTGGGGCGTAAGCAAAACCCTTGCGGTCGTCATCGCGAATCTCGGCGTGTCGGTTGTTCTATCGGCTGCGAGTCAGCTGCTTCAGAAAAATAGCCAAGGCTCTGATCTTTCGCGCGAGCTTGCGACGCCAGATAGCCTGCCGCCATACCGCACGGCCTATGGCCGCAACGTACGCATCCAAGGGTCTCCTGCGCCGTATTGGGTAGTCAAGAATGGGGTGCTCTTTGGCTGCCTGCTCCTGAGCAGCCGCGTCAGCGAGGGGAGAAACTTTTCACTTTACATCGACCGCCGCGCTGTCGGCTTGTCTGGCGATGCGTACGATTTCGGCGGACACTCAACTGGCACGGCCACCGTCCTTGAGGGCAACACTACAGTCGATTTTGCGCACGGACTTGCCTCCGCACCCATTGGTGACGGTATGGCCGCATGGACCGATGATGGCCCGGTAACGATCTCGACCGTCGGCTCAACCACTTTGAGGGTCACTCTTGGCGCAGCTGCGCCCGTGGGTGGCACCATCGTAACGTGGCGGGCAGTCAAAGGAACGAATGGCGGCGTCGGGCTGAACTATCCGTTTTCTGGCCATGTCAATGTGTGGTTTGGCCGAGGCGACCAAACGCATCCGCCGTCTAAAATCCTTGAGGAGGTCGGAGACCTGCGCGGCCTGAACCCGACAAAGTTCTGGGCGACTGATCGCTGGACTGGCCGCACGGTGCTCTGGGTACGGTTTGCGGCTGGTGACGATGAGGAGCGCTTAGACCGCTGGCCGTCCAGCCCACCGATGGTTGAAGTCCAAGCTGATTGGACAACTGTTTGGGACCCGCGCGATCCCGATCAGGATGCGGATGACCCGGAAACATGGGCCGTGAGCGACAATCAAGCACTATGTCTGCTGGACGCGCTGCGTTTCAATCCCATCGCCCGATATAGTTCGGCGCAGATCAGGCTCGATGACTTCACGGATGCGGCAAATATTGCGGATGAGGTTGTCCCTCTTAAATCAGGAGGGGCAGAGCGGCGCTATCGCGTGGGCGGGATGATCGCTTACGGCAATGGGGCTGAGCTTTCCGACGTGCTCAAACCGTTGGAAAGCGCCGGGGCGGGGTCATTGTTCCGCTCGGGCGGAAGGATCGGCTATTCGCCGGGGGCCTGGGAAGCGCCCGAGGTGACGCTGACAGAGTGCCTGCGCAACCAGCCGGTGGTATTCCGCCGCACGCGGCCCACGCGCGACCTCCCCGGCGCGATCAAGGCTGTGCATCCAGATCCTTCAGCCGGATGGGAAAGCACCGAAGAATCGCCCTATCCGGTATCGGCTGACTGGGAAGGTGCAGACGACAGGATCACCTCGCTTGACCTTGGCCTGGTGTTCTCGAGCCCGCAGGCGCAGCGGATCCAGAAGATCATCGCGGAGCGCCTGAAAGTGCAGCGGCAGTTGTCCGCGCTGTTCCCCCCAAGCGCCCTGAAAGCGCAAGCCGGTGGCAGGGTATCAGTGTCGCTTCTCGATCGCCCGACAGATGCCCGCAACGGCACCTATCGTGTGACGCGTTCACACCCGGCGCAGTGGCTCGAAAGTGGCGACGGGGTGGCGCTGCAATTGCCGCTCGATCTCGAAGAGGATGCAGAGGGCGTCTATGCGTGGGACGCTGCCACCGACGAAGTTGAGCGGCCCGACCAATCGACGGTCCCGCCAGACCCGACAGTTATCGATGCCGCTTATACTTCAATCACCGTCACCGGCACTGAAATCGAGGTCGTGGTTGTCGGCATCGGCGTAATCTTCAACGTGATCGACGCGTTGGAGCTTGAATACCGACGCAATCAAGATCCTTTCTGGCTTCCCGTTGCGATCATGGGTGACGGCGGACCGTTCACGCAAACCATCAACCCAGCTGTTTCGGGTTCGAGCTATGATTTTCGGCTTCGGTCTCTTGTGGATGATCGCGTCGGAGCGTGGAACATCGAATATGCGGCACAGGTAGGGTTCACTCTTGGCGTACCTTCCGGCGTCGCCCTTACCGCTGGCGCGGGTTCGATCGAGGTTGATGCCACTGCCCCGTCTGACACGGCCTGCGCGGCGCTTCAGATCTGGATTGGCACCAGCACCGATCCAGAGCTTGCCATCCTCTATGCCGAGATCCTTTGCGATCCCTCGGACCCGGTGAACACCACCGTCACCGGTCTTCCTGCTGGCGTCCTGCACCGCGTCTTTGTCCGCGCCGTCACCGAAAACACCGCCGTTGGCCCCTGGGCCGCGACCGTCACTGCCACCCCAACTTGATCCCGCAATTAGCAGCAAGCCTGCCCCGCTTCGTGCGGGGCTTTATTCGTTGAGGTAATCCCCATGCCAGCACCGACAGTCACGCGGCCCGTCACGGGCACTGCGCCCAACAAGGGCATCTCGATCGAGGCAGACAAGGCCGCAATTGATGGCGCGCTGGCCGAAAACTACGGCAACATCGAGGCGCACAAGGCGGCCACGGACAACCCGCACAGCGTGACAAAGGCGCAGCTTGGCCTCGGCAGCGTGGACAACACCGCGGACGTCGACAAGCCGGTGAGCACCGCAACGCAAGCGGCGCTTGACGCCAAGGCCGCGCTGTCCGCCCTCACCACCGAAACAGCGGGCCGAATCCTCAGCGACGTGATTGTCGGCTATGCCCGCCCGGGGGAAATGCCGGAAGCATACCGCAGCGAGATCACCGGCGCGGCCAGCGCGGGCACCCCTTATAGCGGCTCGAATGTGGTCGTCGATGACGAACTCGGCGCGTGTATCGAGCTGGTTGACGTGGCGACCCATGTTGCTGCCCGCCAGCCGACGCCGACTGAGCCCGGCCGGGTCTATCTGTTGCGTGTTGCCGTCAAGCGCGAGTCCGACCCCGCCGACCCCTTGGGTGATGCCGTTGAATACGGGGTGCGCTTCTTGCAGCCCGCTCTGACCGGTGTTGCAGGCGGCTCGGGCAACCGGGTTATCTCGATCGATGACCCGCTTGTTGCCGCTGATGGCTGGCAATATTTCGACGCGACGTTCTCGATCGATGTCGAAGGCGTCGACTACACCATTCCAGCGGGCGCTGCGTTTGGTGCCCCATGGGTCCGCACCTATGGCACCGATCATCAAACGCGGATCGCCCGTGTCGAACTGACTGACATCAGCAGCGCGTGGGTAGGGTTGCGGGCCGAAGATGCCTCTGCGACCGCTGTTGCTGCTGCAGTGGTCGCAACGACGAAAGCGGGGGAGGCTACCGATGCGAGCGTTCAGACTGGGCTGGATGTTTCGACTTCCACAAGCCGAGCCCTCGATGCGCAGGCAGTAGCAACTGGCTCGCCAGGCGCTGACCGTCCGTGGCTTCTCTCTTCCGAGGTAACGGGTTCGGCAGCGAGCCTGACCGGGTTCAGCGACGATGACGTTGTGGCTGATGCTGTTCTCGGATCGGCAATTCAGCTGACTGGCGGCGAAAACCTCTATGCCTCAGACCGGGCGCGCATCGACCTTGTGCCGGGCCGGGTGTTTCAGGCCACTTGGGATTTCCGCCGCGCAACCGATCTGTCGGGTGCGGGCAGTATCAACCTGCGGGTCAGGACGTGGGAGGCTGACGGCACCACGCAGGTCGATATGATCTCCTACAGCGACAACTCATTCTCTGTTGCAGACGGACGGCAGACGATCGGCCAGACGTTCTCTCTCGACGTTGCGGGCGTGGATCATTTGCTTGATCCAGCGGCATCTGCCCGTGCCTATATCTATGCCTATGACGCGGCTGGAACTGGCGTCGTGCTGATCGGAAGCATCCAGTTCCGTGATGTGACGGAAAGCTGGCTGGCTCAGCAGGCGGCGGCAAGCGCTGGCGTCTGGGGCGGCTATGTCTATCCGAACCTGGCGGCATTCACTGCGGTGGCATCTTCGCTGTCCGCATCGATCACCCGAGTGGCCTGCAAGGCCCCTGACGGGAGCACGATCGCCTTTGCCCGCTTAGCGTTGGCGACAGAGTTTGCCGCGCTTCCGGGCTGGATTGCAGATGGTGTTCGCACGCCGTGGCACCATGGGGCGCTTGGCGATGACTCCGCAAATGATCGTCCAGCCTTTGCCGAAATGAACGCGGCAGGCGGGAGAGCTTACATCCCCGTTCCACCCACAGCATGGAACTTGTCTGCGCCCATCGCGCTCGATGCTGTTGATGCAATCTTTGACGCAACAGCGAGTTGGGAAACCTTGACTGGTGGCGGAAGCATCACATGGGGCGGTGGCAGGGTCACGCAAGCTGAGGAACAAAGCCCCATTCCGGGCTATCCCTACCGGATGCCTGACCGCCTTTTTGTCGGGTTTCAGGCAGCGGCGCAGTATGCTGCGGATACCATGGTCGGCAACGATGGCGGTTCGGCGTGGTTTGGTGATAGCGCGAACGGGGCGTCATATCTGCCGCGCGACGCGCGCGCGGTGTTTTCCGGCGACGGCCTCGTTGGTGCAGCCTTTGTCTCGCGGACATCGGACAGGACAACTGACCAGCGCCCAACTATTGGGGCGGGGTCATACGTCGTTAACGACGGCTATGATGGCGACCCGACTGCGGCATGGGCGTGGATCGCAGAACTGGACCTGCAACGCGCCGGCGGCACTATCTATGGCATGGAAATCGGGGCTAAGGACACCTCGACTGCATCAAGGAACCCATCAACACCATACGTGACGCGCGGCGGCGTATTTGGTATTTGGGGCGCTGGAGGCGGCGACGCTAGTTTCGGAGACCCGGCGCTTAAACCGGCGGACAGTTTGATCCATTGCCTGCGGAATAATTTAAGCGGGCTTGGCGTCGGCGGGTGGGAGTCGGCGCTCACGGTCAGGGCGGATGCGATTTTTGGCACGGATGGTTCTGCCGCGTCCACTACGACTGGTGACGCCATAAAGCTTGCCAGGATGCACAGGATTGCGTGGTTCGAGCCGGGTACGGAGACGGTTGGTTTCTCGTTCCACAGTTCCGTGAAAACTGCCGCAGAGGCATGGTATCTCACAGCTGGCGCACAGAGCCTGACCGGGCGCAGGACGTCCGACAATAAGATACTGTGGCAAATGAGGGACAGTGGCGCTGGCGCGGTCGATTATCCAGCGCTCCAAAATGGAAACGGACTCGCGACCCTCTACGCGGAGGGCGACAGCGCGAATGTTGATATGCGGATACTTCCAAAGGGTTCTGGCGTTCTGCGTCACGGCGTTGGCGTGGCCGCGTCTAACCCCGCGGCCTTCTCAGCAGACGGCTATATTGCAGAAAAGCTCGCCAATGGAACCTTGGTCTACAAGCCGTATTCCGTCAGTCCTTGGTGAGAATGGAACATGAACGCACAGCTACAATTGGCCGTGGCGTCTTAAAATAAGGAAGGAACGAGAAGTGAACCAGAGCCAAATCTACCAACGCGTCCAGCAGGAAATCGCCACGCAACTTGGGCAAGCGATGATCGGCATGATCGACGCGCAGGTGCGTAATCAGGCGCTGTCACAGCGGGTGTCCGAGCTTGAACAGGGGGCAAGCAAAGGACCAGCAGAGGCACAATCGACAGACGCTCAGGTCGAATAGTAATCTCGCGCGCCCTTTCGAAATGCCAATCTCAAAATGAGAGGCCCGCATGGCGGATCAAGGACACCCACCCGGCTCCGGCTGGATGCACTACGACCGGACGGTGAATCTCGGTCACATTCTCACCGCCGCCACGGTCGCCTGCACCGTTCTCGCCGGGGTGATCTATCTGCGCGCCGACGTGACCCAGTTGCAGATCGAGCTATCCCGCCAGCGCGCGGAGATCGCCTCAGAGGTGACCGCCATTCGGGCGGATGCAGCCGGACGCGAGGCTCGGTTGCGCGCCACGGAACTGACGCAGGCCGGTCAGTCGTCAGATCTGCGCGCCATGTCGGCCAGCCTGACGCGGATCGAGCGGCTATTGGAGGCGAGAACGCCATGAACACACAATGGATCGGCGCGGCAAATCCGCGCGAATTGAGTGATGTCGATTTCGCTGCTGCGGCAAGCCGTCTGGGCTGTGACCCGGCGGCGATCAGGGCCGTCTGGGGGGTCGAGGCGGCAGGGCGGCACTTCCTCGCTGATGGGTCAGTCGTGCGTCGGTTCGAGCCGCATCACTTCCCCCGTGAGCACTGGGAGCGCATCGGCTTTTTCCCGCGCGCCGGTGAGGCTGCATGGCGGGCAAGCGTTCGCTTGTCCACTGAGACCATGTTTCAGAGCGCGGCGGCGATTGACCAAACTGCTGCAATGGCCGCATCCAGCTGGGGGGCACCTCAGATCATGGGTTTCAACTGCCGGTCGGCTGGGTTCGATACTGCCGAGGCGATGGTTTCGCACATGGCGGTGAGCGCAGCGCACCAGCTGGGCGCATTCGTGCAACTGGTTGAGGGCTGGGGGCTGGACAGCGCGCTGCGGGCGCAGGACTGGACCACCTTCGCCGCGCGTTACAACGGCAGCGGTCAGGTTCCCGTCTATGCCGCGCGCATCGAGGCGGCGTATCGTCAGCACTCTGGCGTCCCGTCGCCCGTTGTCTTGCGCATTGGCGACCGTGGCGCGGCTGTGACGGCTCTGCAACGCGCTCTCGGCACGCAGGACGATGGCGTGTTCGGCCCCGGTACTGATCAGGCTGTGCGGGCGTTCCAAGCCACCGCTGGCCTGCCGGTGGATGGCGTGGTCGGTCGGCGCACATGGGACGCCCTGGGGGTCGCCGCGCCGGATGCCGCAGAGCCTCCCGTCCAAGAGACGCCCGTTGACAGGCGCACTGATATCACGGCCACGGTTACGGGCGCAGGGGCGGCCATGACGGCCATCGGTGCGGGTGCTGCGCAACTGCGCACCGCGCTGCCGGAGAGCGCCTTCTCGGTGCTTGTCTGGGGCGCTGTGGGGCTTGCGGCGATCTGGCTTCTGGCAAGGGCGCTGCGGCGCTGGCGGGGGGCCGTCCGATGATCGCCTTTATCATGGGGCTGGGCCGCCGCGTGCAGACGTGGCTGGCGCTGGCCGCCGCCGCGCTGGTGGCGGTTCTCGCAGCCTATGCCGCCGGACGACGTGATGGCAGTTCAAACCAAAGGGAAGAAGATGCACAAGACACACGCGATGCGGTCGAGCGGGGCCGCGATGCGGTTCGGCGCGATGATGTTTCTGATCCTGCCGAGCGCCTGCGTCGGAACGATGGGCGCTGGATGTGAAAGCTATGGCGAGGCCCGGCTGTCAATGCCGCCGCCCGAGACGGTGCCAGAGGGCGCGTGGGGCGACTGGATAGCGACCACTGACACACGCATGACAGGGACGTGCACCTGACACCTTTCCGCGCCCGCATGTTCGCGCTACGTTCCGCGCATGTCCGGCGCGATTCTTATCCACGTCATTTGCCCTGGCTGCGGTCATTCCGCGACCCTCGGGGCTGGTCAGCTCGGCTGCGAGCCAGCGCGCTTCATGGCCTTCCACCGGCTGCGGTGCAGTGCCTGCGGGCGGCAGGCCGCGCGCGAGGACATCATCAAGTCATGGCATGCTGGCGAGACGACGCCGCCCTATCGGGGCAGCTATCGGCGCGAGTAAATGGCCATGCGAGTGCGCCGATACCGCGATTTTAGCCGGAAAGCCTCTCCGTTGCGCATCATCAACCCATCCCGCCGGATAGCCTGTAGCGATGCAAGCTCGCCCCAAGCTTCAACGCTCTGATCTCCGTCAAGGATCTTGCCAGCGAGAGCCTTGATGCGGCGGTCTATCTGCGAAGGGTTCAGCATCATCTCTTCCTTTCGTTCTCGCTCACATGCTGAGTTTGGCTTGCAGACGCTCTTTCCCGAGGGAAGTTCACGGCGGCGTTCATGTTGCAGTGCCTAAACGCGATAGGGGCGCAAGATCTTCGGCTTTAGTTAAGGCAAAGTCGCTGGGCTGATGATCAGGGCCGCAGGCCCCCCGTTTCCAGTAAGCCGAATGGAGTAGGGGTCGGATGGCGGCGGAAAGTGCATGCCGATGCGGAAAATGGAACCTAGGCTGATCCCTCGTTCGGCAAGCCGCGCGATAAGCCGGTTGCCGATTTCCTGGCACTTGTCATCACCCACGATTTCGACATTCACTGTCTTGCCACTCAAAGCATTTACAAGTTTCTCGAATCCGTCATCGGACAGCTCTGCCCGACCTGGCGCAACAATTGTATTGAAGTTGTTGTTGTAAACAGGCGACACGGCGCCGCCGGTCATTGTCCCGATGTTTACAGATTGGTTTAGTCCCTTATTTCCCTCATCAGCCAAGTTCTTCCCTCCAATAAACTTGTGGCGAAGTGCGGGCCAGTAAGTCCAAGCTAGCATGGCTAACCCAAAGGCCATAAGAGCCCACGGCATCCACGGATCGCCGCTCATGTTCTCGATCCAGAAATCGTGAAGGTCCGGCCATACAGTGATCGCCCCAGTGAAGTGCGTAAGGGCACCCCAGAGAATTCCACCGATAGAGAAGACCCACGCAAGAAACCTTTGCAGCAT